GGGTGGTGATCGAGCCGCGAACGTACTCGACGGATTTGTCCTTGAGGGCGACGCCTAAGCCATCCGATGCGGACTTAGCCTTGTTGTCGTAGCCGGTGGATATGCGGATCTGCATTGCGCCGCCTGCATCGATGCCGTTCATCGTAACTGCTCTTGGTTTCTTTACCCTGTTATTTTTTGTTGCCATGATTAGCTCCCTGATCTTTTGGTCTTAAAGTTCATTTGAAAGATATATTTTTTGCCTGTATCTAATAGCTCCTCTGAGCCTTGATATTCCATGTCGTCGCAATCCAGGTTGCCGCCTGGATGTTTTTTGTCGAGTGCAGCTATGACAAGTTCCTCGATGGTACCTGCCCCTATATGAGTTGCATCGCCGCGACGGGCAACGCCTGGCTGCTTATATTGCAAGCCGATAAGGATGCTGAACTGCAGGTTGCGGGTCAGGTCGAAATCGCCTGCCCGGTCAGCTGGGCCCGAGTACGATCCGACGTAGGCGAATGGCGACTTGCCGAGTACCGATTCGGCCAGGCTGGTGAGCTGGTCGCTCCAGGGCTCGGCTTTCTTGAAAATATCCTTGCCATCGCTTTGAAGAGCGACAAGAACGGCTGCCATGTAATCTTCGATCTTTGTTTTTATGCCTAATTCGTGTGCCATTTTAATTCTTAATTTAAATTCGCTGCTATTCGGGTCTCGATCTCGCCTGCTATATCGTCGAGACTTTCATCTACTCCATCGTAGAGGGCGTCGGTGCCCTGAACGAGTACGCTGGTTACCAGGGTAAACAGTGCGCGGAACTTACCTTTTTTACCCTTCTTGTAACCGAAGAGGAGCCTGCCGTTTGTGTTTATAAAGAAACCGCCCTCAACCTGACGGGGCGATGTATATCTCGGTACACCCGCAGCGGTCAGGTTCTCGCCGATGGGGATGGTGAGGAACTTTCCGTTCTTCGGGGTGATCGTCTTCTGATCGGGACCTAAGAGCCAGGCGTACTTGCCGACCGCCGAGCCATCGCGAACGCCGACGACACCGTCCAGGTCATCTTCCATCCAGCCGTCTACCGCGCGGGCCAGATTACCGGTGCGGCGTTTGAGGGCACTGCCGGTAAGGTAGTTCTCTACCACGTTGGACGATGCGAGCTTGACACCTCTGGCAAGTCCCTCCGAGCAGGCTTTGACTACCATCTTACCGGCGATGCCGAGAGAGGCGATCATGCGGTTATAGTTCGGTCCCATTTGAAGCTGGATACGCATTACAGGGTTATCCTCCTGTAGCTGTTGAGTACATCGCTTACCATCGGCAGCAGCTTTATCGCCGAGAACTTCTGGAAACCGGCTCCGTCGAAACTGACGGCGGAGAGGCCGATGTCGTCGCGGCGTTTGAAAACAAAGCAGCACTGCAGTATGGCCGCTTCTTTTAGGGCATCGGGTATAGCTGTTTCGCCTTCGCCGGGGACGTCGCCTGCGGCGGTGTAGCCGCCTCGGTAAGTGACCTGGATCGAATCCGCCAAGTCCCTCCATGACATATAAAGACGGTAGAGCAGGCCGTTTTTCCCTACGTTTATCAGCCGGTAGTCGGTATTGGCGGTAAGCGGGGTCTCGTCGAAGGAATAGTCCCAGGTCTCTATGATAGAGGTTATCGAAACGACAGGGTAGCGGTTAAGCTTCAGGTAGTTCGACAGGCCGGTATAGTTCTCGACAATATCGGCTGCAGTTATGACCAGGGGCCTTTGACAGTGGCCCTCGAATATACCGGTAATGCCTGCGATGATCGCAGTGATCATTGAGTCGTAGTCGGTATCGCTTATAGCGAGGCGGTCCTTTATATCTTGCAGTGTGCAGAGCATTATTTTCTGTTAGCCTTCCTTTCCTTCTTGGCGGCGGATCGGGTCTTGGCGGTAAGCTTGCCATCGAGCTTGGTGATCTGCTTTTCGATCACCTTTATAGCGGCTTCGTGTTCTTTCGCTTCGGATTCGATAAGCTCGATCTTTGCCTCTGCGATCTGAAGCTGGGCTTCAGCGATGACGCAGAACTGCTTGACCGGTGTTTTTTCGCGGTCGACTTTACCGATCTTTTCGAACTCGGCGATCTTCACTTCGGCGGTAGCCTTGCTGACTTCCTGGCCCTTGAGTTTTTCGCGGAGGTCGGTCAGGTCGCTCTGGGCCCTGCCGAGCTGCTGGCGGGCATTTTGGATCGCGATCCGGTCGGGGTCGGCTCCCTGCAGGTGAGGGGCTACCGTCTCTTCGTACTTAAAATCTCCGAGCCTTCTATTCTTGAGGTCGGCGTTTATGGCACGGATCTTACTTTCGGTCATCTCGTAGATATGGCCGCCTAAGAATACGCCTTCCTTACCGGAATAGGTTTCTAGAATTTTTATCCACATTTTTTGCTCCTTCCCGCCCTTGGCGGATATGATGTTAATATTTACCACGAAGGTGCGAAGCTAACGAAGATGGCTTTAATTATGTTGGCTTCGTATTCTTCGCGGCCTTCGTGGTTACAAGTTTTCTAGATGACCTCGATCAACTCTTCGATGCCCATCTCGGCTGCCGTCTTAGGCATTGTCTCGGCGGGGAAGCCGATGGCGATGACCGTCATGTTGGCACCGACTGAGCCGTTGCCTGCGGTCGGGTCGTCGAGCTGGATGTAACGCTTACGCGTCGCCGTTCGGTCGACGTGTATGGCGTACATCTTGTTATCGTCGCCTGCGCCGATGACCGCCGAGAGATCGGCGTCGGGGATGGCCGTATAGGCACCGCCGGTGGTGTCGCATTCTTCGAGCTTAGGCGGGGTCGCCGCGTCGTCTGAGCCTACGGCGATGTCGGTCGCTCCCATGATGATAAGGATCATCACCGATGCAAGGCCCTGGCAGTCGAAGTAGCCGTTGTTGGCAAATGCCCCGTCGTCGGCGAGTTGCGGTGGTACCATTACGCCGAACTTTGCGAATTTCATTATGCTTCTTAGGTCCATGATATTTTTCCTTCCATATCGAAAGTAATAAAAATTTGTTTTAGTGAGTTTTCCCTTTTCCGTTTTCAAATACCCCGACCCTTTAAGGGCCGGGGTTTAAAGCTAACGATTAAGCTCCTGCAGTTATCAGGGCATTGATCGGACCCGCCTCGGCGGTGTCGCCTACGCCGTGGACGTTGATATTGACACGACTCCGAGCGCGAAGTGCGACGAGGCCCTGATCGAAGTAACGCTGATCGCTGCTGGCGAATTCCAGACCGCCGCGAGTTCCGAGCATCGCTCCCATGTTCAGGTCGCCGTAGATGTTACATATCTGGTTGTTGGCTGCTACCCTGGGCATTACCGGTGTGAACTCGACGGGATCGGCCAGGAAGCTCTTCTGTTTGCCTACAGATGTGAGCACCTCTGTTGCGTTGACTCCGCCTGAGGCAAGTGCCAGTTTGATCATGACGGTGTAATAGAAGTACTTGTGGCAGTAATGCTTGCCTTCGGCGTACGAAGGAAGGTTGCCGGCGAGCTTTTCAAAGTCGCCGAGCGTGATCTCGCTGTAGGCGTTGCCGGATGCAACGATAAGCGACTTGATGTTGGCAATGTCTGCGTCGACGGCCCTTAAGGCTCCGGCAACACCGGTAAAGCCAAAGTAGGTGCTGGTTCCGTCGCCGAGGAAACCACAGAGGTCCTCGTAGTAAGCGAAGCTGCGTGCGAAGAGCATGCCGTAAAGTTCTGCCAGGCCGATAGCGGAATCTTCATCCAGCTCAAGAGAGTAGGCGGTCAGAGCCGTCATCGTCTTGGGCGTTAGAGATAGCAGTCCGACTATTACATCATCCATGGTCGGGGCCTTGCCTTCGCCGGGAACAAAGACCTGCAGGAGGCCGTCGAGCTTGGGCATCACTGTGGTAGTTGCCGCCAGCGGGACCTTCTTCGCGTTGGCGCGGAACTTGCCGTAAAATTCGAGCAGCATGATAAGGCCGGGGGCCTGTTCCGTTGTTACCATAGCTGCACCTGTGGTTTGGCCGGACGTCGTCGCTACCTTGACACGGCATCCTTTGTCGTCGATCCACTTGACCACAGTGCCCATGTCGTCAAGGGCCTTGAGGACTTCGTCTCTCCTGGCTTTTATTGCGTCGTCGCCCGTGCCCGCCTTCAAAGCCGCCGCCATCATGGTCAGGCCTACGGACTTGGCTTCTTCGGGTGAACGGAAGAGCCCTTTGTAGGCCAGTGCCGATCTGGACGAGCCTGAGAATGCGTTTGTGGCCGATTGACGGATACGCTTCTTCATGGACTCGGTCTCATCCTTTAGGGCCTTGACCTCATCGTAAGCTTCGGCGATCTTCTTTTCCGCTGCAGCGATCTTTTCGGAGTCGGACTTTTGCTGGTCGCCGATAAGCTCAAGCACTTCGTTGGTAGTGGCCTTATCTTTTTTGAGATCGCCCAGGGCCTTTTCGATCTTTTCTACTGATTCATTGACAATCTGGTTGGGTGTTTTTTCTTCTGGCATAACCTTACCCTTTCAAATGTTCGGTTAATGTGTTTGCTAGTTTTTTAAACGTCTGCTCGACATCCTTATTGACGTCGCCATCTTCGGCAAGATCGGAGTCGTCATCGAGCATGGACTCCGCAATACCGTCGGGATCGACGCATAACATATCTTTGATCTCATCGAGATAGTCGGTGACGGTATCCGTCATCGCGGTCATCTCTTCTTTGATGATATTCCTTATGGATTCATTGAGGGCCTTGGTCTGATCGCTGCTATCGCCGAGGCCCAATTCTTTGAGTTTGGCCAGGGCCTTTTGGTTGCAGCCGACGGCGACGCAGGAAATCTCGACCAGTTCGATCTTAGTGATGATCCAGGTGCGTTTGCCGTCCTTCATCTCTTCGTGATATTCCTGGATGCGGAAGCCGATACTGACGGCACGCATGGTGCGGTTCTTGTAGACTATCCAGTATTTATTGCCGAGTTCATATTCGGTATCGAATTGCAGGACCATCTCGACGTGGTGTTTGCGTTGCTTGGCGGTCGTTGTATCCCATGAGCCGACGACGGGAGGCGATCCGTCATTTAATCTGTGCATATGGCACGGCAGGCATATCGGGTTAGCGGTAAATTCATTCTTGCGATGGATGGCCTCGTAGACTGCCTCGGCCTCTACGATCTCGCAGGAGCGGTCTACAATGTCGGATGAGACGACAAAATTGATGCGGTGATTTTCCGTATCGATGGTCTTTACATCGTCGCCGACATAAGCGTGAACATACCTGACATCTTTTGTGTTAAGTGTTTCCGTATTACGTTCCATTTAAACCTCGCTTAAAAGGGATTTAGATTCGGTGTAAGTTATGAATTCGATATTGTCATAAAAACCAAGATCGATCGTTTTGCCCTTGACCTTGCGGGCGATCTGGAGGCATCTGCAGTTGATGATATTGGCCGCAGAGCCGTTGGGATCCGTCGGGTACATGAGCGATTCACCTGCGACCTCGAAAGGCTGGCTCAACAGGATGCCGTCTTTGTAGTTTTCCTCGGCTGCCTTGTGGGCCGGACGAACGCCATCGTCTCGGCTGCTTAGCCATGACTTTAATTCTACGCCAGCCTCTTTCATACCGGCGTGGCGACCGGTAGATACCGCACCTGCCGTCTGGGTACGGGCGATACTCAATGACCTGGCCCGGCTATTACCTAAGACGGCCTTGATGCGTTTGGAAAGATCGGCGAGTCCTTCGCCTTTTTCCAGGCCGCTCCTTAGCTGCCTTGCTACCATATTCTGAGTGGTTGCGTTTACCTTCTGGATCTTATGGCTGGAGATGGCAAGCGAGCGTTTCATCGCTGGTGAGAGCTTGACACGATTGACAGCGGCCTTGAGGTCATCGCCGGCTAGACCCGCAATTTCGCTGATCGTCTGGGCGACGCCGAGGGCGGCTGCCTTTTCAAAGAAACTCTGGTTTATAACCTTGAACTTATTGTTCTCAAGGCGAATGTCGAATACGACGCGATGGATGATCTGGTCGGTTTCCTTGGTAGTAATGGTCTTTTCTTCTGGCAGAGCCTTTTTCAGCTTTTTGATCAGGATGTTTTGCTGGCGGACGAAGTGTAACCTTATGGCTGCTTTGTATTCCTTCTCTATACCTGCCCAGGAGGTGACCCACTTTCGCCAGATGCGGAGTTTCTGCTGAGCGTTGGCTTTCGTTTGTATGTCGCTTGTGAAAGAATCTTCCTGCTCCTCTTCGGGTTCGTCGCCTCCTTCAGGGAGGGATGGCTCCGTCATCGATTCGGGGCCAGCTTCGATGATCCAGCTGGCCGGGACCAAACCGGCGGGAACGAGGTGCTCATCGCCCCACGGGATCTTCGACGTGTCATAGGGCAGGTCGTTTGCATCTATGACCTGATTGAGCGGTACGCCGTGTTTGACAAACGCCAGCGACTTCTCTGCCCGATCCTGGAGCATCTCCTGTATCGCCGGATGGGAATCGATGTCGAACCATGCGAAGAGTCTCTTGTTTCCGGTGACGGCCTTTTTCTTTGTGTCGCGATAGAATTTACGGCTCCTGAGCGGCTGACGTGAACCGCAGAATCTCTTCGATCTGTTTACCGGCGAGGTGTTGGTTTCGTTTATATGCTTTGCCCTGGCAAAGGGCTTGAGGAAGAATTCGTCGATATGGTCGGCCAGGGTGGAGAGCATAGGAGTGATCGTGTACATAACATACCGCTGGGACGCCGGGCCGTGTGCGTACTGGGCCTCGGAGTTTAGACCGACGATCTCGCCGGGGGTTCCGAGTAGTGCACAGATCGTGGCCGCATCGTATTTGCGAAGGTCGATCATCTGGAGGTCGGCCATCGTCTGGGAGAGGTTTTTGACGTCGACACCGCCTGTTGCCAGGAAAGTCTTGCCAGCGTTGCGTGCGCCTTTGTGGCTGGATTCGAACTGGGCCTTGAGTGCCTTCCGTTCATCGTCGTCGAGCTTTACACCCTGCGGGGTGGTAAGGACGGTCGATATCCTTGCTCCGTTTGCCAGTGTGGCCTCTGAGTATTGAGTTGCCTGGTAGCTCGACGAGATACTAAGCTTGCCAGCGGTAAGTGGCCCTAAGCCGCGATGCGGGTCGTGGGGGTTAAAGTTCTTTATGACATGAACGTCCTCTTCGTATAGTGGAATTGTCTTGTGGCCGACCTGGAGCTTGTAGCCGGTGAGTACGCCGTTCTCTATGACGGGCTGGCACTGCTGGGGGCCTGCAACGAGGATCTTTGTGGGGGTGAGATCATTGGATTCCAAAATGATCCAGTAGACTTCGCGGAAAAGTGCATAAAAACCTACGGTCTGTTCGAATATATCGATGAACTTAAAGTCGGGGTTATTGAAAAGGAAGTCGTAGGCCGGGCCGGATTCGACTACCTCGTCGTCGACGGTGGAGATCATGAGCTGGATCGAGCTTGCGACGTCGATCAGTAAGTTGACACAGATCCATACCCAGTCGACCTGGCTGTATGGTCTGGTCGGTCCGCCGTTGCGATTGTTCTGGCCGAAGAGATTCATACCCATATCCCACGCCTTGCCGAGCTGCGATAAGGGCATGGTCATGGCCTTTACGTTGGTAAAGAAGTTTTTTATGTTAGTCAAAATCTGCATCGTGATCCGAGGCGTCTCCGGTTAAGTCAATAATTTCGGGTTTGGGTAAGGGGTTATGGCCAGCTTGCTTTGATAGACATGCTGCCCAAAAGTCATCGGCATGTTCATCGCCGGACTGGGTTGTGTCGTAGCGAATATTATTTGAGGCGGTGACAACCTTTTTGATACTGTGGAAACTCTCTCGAGCCTCGGGGTCATCGGGGACACGGGTCTTTACGTCCTGCATTAAAGCCAGTTGCCTTGAGGCCATCTGGTCCTTGGAGGCAGAGGTAAACTTAACCTTCTCCACACGATGCGTACCGAACCTCTTCTGTAATGATTCGACCAGCATATCACCTATGCCGGTTGCGTCACCGCAGGCCCTTACGATATCGTACTTGTTGATCAGGTCTTCGGCCATCTGCTGCTGAAGACCGTATTTGGCTTTTCGCATCCTGACGATCTCGCGGCATACCATTACATCGCCGACAAGCTCATCTATCCAGAATACGGTCTTGTGGTGTTCACGGGCAATATCAAAGCCCATATACTTTGGACCGTCGCCGATAGTATTGAGGCAATTGTCGTCCTGGCACTTGTAATAGAGATCATAGGGGATCAGTGTTGATGCCTCTGATGACGGGACGCACATATATTCGCGGTTGAACTTGTCCAGGCTGCGAGCCCTTGCCCGGCACTCGCGGAGGAATTTCTTGCGGACTTCAGGGTCAACGTGATCGAGCTTCTTGATCTTCTCGGCAAGGCCCTGCTCGACAGCTACTGTGATCGGGACGTAATGATACGACCATGGCAGCACGATATCTACGTCAGGGTTAAGATCGCCCGAGATGATCTTCTTGGCCTCTTTAACGAGCTGGTCGAACATCGAGTTTTCGTAACTCCTGGTAGTCAGGATCGACAAGCTAAAGCCCCACATCGTACAGGGTTCGGCTGCCGAGTACATCTCTTCGGCGTTGTCATGCCAGTCGAATTCGTCCAGGCAGACGTCGCCGCCCTTTGATCGGAACCTACGGGGGTTACTTGACATGCAGTTGATCCGGCTGTCGTTGTGGGGAAAACGAACGACGTAGTTTGTTTTCTTGACGACCTTGCCATCGACGATGTCGTCATAGGGTTCATCGAAGCATTCGTGGACGGCTTCGGTTATCTCGCACCAGGTGCGGCAATACTCGGCAAACTCGAAGGCTGCGGATTCATCGGCTGATGAGAACCAGTAGTCCCTTTTCTTTTTGATCAGGTTGCGGTCGCGGACGGCCTTGAAGCTTTCGGCGTAAGTAGCACCGATACGACGAGACTTATCCCACAACTTACAATTGGATTCGTCAAGTATCCATTTGTTCTGGTAAGGTAAAAAGTAACCTGAAGGAATTGTATCGTGCTTTGTTGTCACTATTTGGTGATCCCTAAGATATCGTCGATTATTTCCTGGACCTTCTTGCGGTCAACACCTGTGTTTGTGAGTTTCTTGCGGGCACTTTCGGCAGCGGCTTTAGTCTTCTCTTCGATCTGCTTTCGGATGTACTGGTCGGCCTTGAGTGCTACCTGCGTGCAATCGCGGATGGCTCCGGAGACCATTGAGACTTCCTTGGCGGATAGATCTTCGCTGCATATAAGCTCAATGATATGGGCGGTCATGATCTCGGCGGCTGCCTTTTGGGTTTCGGTGGCGGCGTCGCCATCTAGGCCCTTCATTGTATCGCGTGCGATAAGCCCTGCTGTCTTCATCCGCTCGAAGTTGCGGAGCTGCTTGGCCCAGCGGCCTACCGCCGAGGGGCTTACTGGTGCATTCTTGAGTTTGCAATAAGTGACGATATCTTCGTAGCGGGGCTTACCTTCCGTTTCGCCGGGGAAGTCGGCGGGCCATTCATTGTCGACAACCATGCGGGTCATCGCGTCACGCAATGGCCTTGAGAGTTTGTCTATTGTGCTGTGCGTACGTTTGGCCATATTGCTTAAATCTCCAGTGCCGGATCGTCGATCATGTCCTGGGCGATGTCCAGGCCTTGGGCGGTTAACTTGATGACGGTAAGTGAGTCCATCTTGACGTCAGCGAGCCTGGCATCCTTGCCGCTAAGGCTGACGATCTTGACATAGCCCTTCTCACGAAGATAGGCGATGTCCTTTCGCATCAGGTCGATGTCGTAAACTTCGTCGATCGAGCAGAGGACCTGAAAAAGGTACTTGCAGTTGAGCCCGGAGGGATAGACCCGCTCAAGTGAGCGGAGCATTGAACAGCGGGCCTGCTTGATGAGGTCTTTTTTAGCCATTGTTTTTCATCTCCTTGATCACGTCGCGGGCTATAGTTGCACATATCTTTGGCATCTGCTCGACGAGTTTCATATTTCCATTGAGGGTTGATACCGACTCGACCAGTTTACGCATAAGCTCTTCCTGCGAGTTTGCGAAACGCAGGAAATCGACCTTGCCGACGTAATCCTGATTGCAAATGTTCTTGCGTTCGGCAAGTTTGCTCTGGGTCGCTTCGATCTTGTCGAGCCTGTCGTTATGATCCTTCTTGTTTTCGTCGATGCGTTTGGACATGCTACGCAAATTGAACAGGACCATTGACGATGTGATCGTGGCGGCGAGCCCTAAGAATGCCGCTAGAGCGATGCCCATCGTTTGGAGCTGCGGTGCTGCCTCTGCAAGTAAGTACATTTGCGAATCTTTCTAGTTCGGGATATTGGCTTTGATATCGTTTACAAGCTGCTGGGTATTCGGCGACTGGGCGGCGTTGTTTGAATCCTTGAGCATCTCGAGGATGTCGGCGGAGGCCCAGGTGGTATTTTTCGGGTCGCCGTCCTTGAGCTTTTCCCTTACGATCTGCTGGGCACGGATGACCTCGGCTGCCGAGTTGTAGATCGAATCGTATTGACCCTTTGCCTCGGAGGTTTTTTTGCGGGCGGCGGAAATGTAACCTGCGATCTTGAGAGCACCTGCGATACCGAGGCCTGCTCCGGATGTGCCGCCTAAGATTATCAGCACCATCTCGGCTAACCCGAGGGCCTGATCGGCAGCTTCGAAAATATCGTCGGAGGTCGGTCTTTGGGCGGCATCTTCGGCGGCCTGTTGGGCGGTGGTTTCGAAATCTTCGATGACAGGATCGTCGGGCAGGCCAGCGTAATTGAGCATGACAGATGTGCCGGTTAATAGTTTTTTGGCCGCCTCCGAAGCCGGGTCCGTGCCGAGTGCCTCGACGGTCATCGCCGCCCGTTGGGCGTCGAGAGCGATCTGCTTTTGGGCCTGAGTGGGTGCGAATCTAAACGAGTCACAGCCGGAAAAAGTGAATAAACAAACGGTTAAAACGAGTACTAATAATACTTTGCGAAACATATCGTACCTCCATGTACACTGGTCAGGCTTCGTGCCTGACGGTTAAAATTTCATGGAGGCGGGCATAAAAAAAGGCCCGCCAAACTGAATACCAATCAGTCAGCGGGCCTTGAAATTTCGCCCTGCGGGGAGCTGCAACTCCCTTAAGTTTTGTTCAAATCTAACATGTCATCGGGATTTTACAAGAAAAAAGTTAAAAAATTTATTTATCCACGGATTAACAGGGATTTAAAACGATACATAAAGCAAGTTTACGGTGGACCTTTTGAGGTCGATCCGGCTGGCGGTGGATGCGTCGACTTTGAAGGCGTAGTTGCTTTCCCTGAGCCCTTCGTGCGGCGGTTCGGTGCCCTTTTGCGGGCCATGAGAGAAGATCAGTTTGCCGCTGGGATCCCTGAGCTCGGTTACGGTGCTGTAAGGGGTAAAGGTCTTAAATGGCGTCTCGATCCAGAGGGTGGTTTGGATGAGCGAAGTGTCGCCGTTCTCTTCGAGAATGTCGATGTTGTACTTTGCCAGCTTAAGGGTCTCAGGGCTGTCTTTGCCGCAACCGCCGAGGCATAGTGCGGCGGTTAATATTATCAGGATGCGTCGATTGCTCATGCGAACCTTTTTTGAAGTGAAGTTATTGCCAGGGCTTGCGGGTGAAAATGGCAAGCCCGAGAGCCGTAAGCAAGCCCAAAATGCTGAATATGACCGAGGAAAGAAAAAAATTGTCCTGAATCCACAAAATGACATCGAACCCGTCGGATGATGGGGTGGCGGTCTGTTTAACAGCCGGTTGTTCCCGGCTGGCAAGTGCGACGATCTGCTGCTGTCTTTGCTCCTCCTGGAGCCTGGCCAAACGGGCTCGCTCGGCTATTCGCTCTTGCTCGGCACGATGTCTTTCGAGTTGAGCTTCAAGTTGATCTACTTTCTGCTCGGCGGCTATGAGTTCCGGGGTTTTTGGGACGATCTTTTCAATGATATCCCAGTCGGGCAGTGTGAAATCATGGACGGTAAAGGAGGTTCTACCCGTCCTTCGGTCAGCAACGCCTTTGAAACGGACGATGCCGACGGATGGCTTTGGGGAGCCCTGTTCGGGGGTTTGCTGATAGTAGTAGATCATTACACGAGCGGCGGTTTCTTTAGCGACTGGGGAGCCCAGGGTACGGATGACATCGTTGGAGGTTGCTCCTTTGGTGAGTTTGTTCCATGCATCGGGATCGTGCCATCGCTGAGGGCGGGCGGCGGCAAGGCAGTTACAGGTAACTGTAAAAATAACCAAAAATATAAGTGTTCGCTTCATGCCAATCTCCCTTAAAACTTTCTCCCATAGTGCCATATAGGTGGCACTATGGCGAAATAGAGTTTGAGAGGCCGGATGTTAGGGCCTACACTTCTTACTGAATCCTACATAATATAATACCGTGTTAATTATTTGTCAAACTTTTATATTTTTTAGTTGCGTAGTTTTTATACAGGGCTATAATACCATCAGTTGTTAGCGGCGAGACAAACGGACCGCAGAGGGGAAACCGCCGCAAAACAACGCAACTCCTTTTTAAAGAGGAGGTTATGATGCAGAGTGATGAGAATAAACCCAACTTCAGAGCACTTAACTATCGCGAGAGGTGTTCGCTTTTGCTTGTTTTAAGAGTCGCAGCAACTCTTCCTTCGCAGGGCCAAGAGCGTCAAGTTCTTTCTGAATCTCCGCATTTACAAGGGCATCCAAAATCAACTGCTTCGCATCAGTAACTGCCTTGCCGGTGACTTTCTTTTTTTGTTTGTTGAATGATAGGTCACCGCCGTAGGCTAGTTTCGTCAGGTTGTCGAGCAAGTTAGAGTCATCTATCGCCATTCCAGCAAGGATCAGGCCAGCGACCTTTGGGCTGAAGTCACGTCCCGGTTTACACCAATCTGCGAACACTTGCATGAGTGTCTCGGGCAGATAATAACTTTTTTTACAAGTTTTTTCTTCCATGTAACTCTTTATATATCGGGCGGTTAGATAAAGCCAATAGAATTATTTAGAGTTTTCTAGAGTTTTCTTGTTGACGAAATAGAACAAAGTGTGTATTTTCTCCGTTAGAGTTTTGTAGAGGTAAATACTGTTATGAAAAAAATATCATATATAAATTTCAACGGGACAACGAAAAAGGATCGCGATCTTGTCGACAAGCTCAATACGGTTGCCAGCAAGGAATATCCGACGTCACACAGGAGCCCGCACAATCTTGCGAGACACATACTACTGACCGGCCTTGATCTCCGAATTGCGAAACTCAAAAATGACCCCAATACCAATCAGTCGGTGGCTTAAGCTGACTGAAATTTTGGCTCGGCGGCTGCAACCGCCGGGCAATAAGGACAGGCGGGCAAGGAGCCCGAAACTATAAACGGATTTTAAAAGAGCATTGAACGAACACAGCAGAGGTAATGATATGACGGCAAGTATCAAATCTAAAGAGAAAATAATAACGAATTTTCTCAGGTGCTCTTTAGTTCGTGTCCTAGTCACAATTTTCTTTTTTGCCGTAAGCGGATCCGTGTTCTTCCACGGGTCCGCTTCATTTATTTCCAAAAATCTTTCAGAGAGCGGACAGGCTCGCAGCGAATCGCGGGCCTGTCCAAATACAAGGCATACTTCTGATCAAGGGCCCGGCGTCGATAGTTCGGCGTCGGGCCCGAACCTTTTAACCTCCTCTAAAAATATCCAGGCGGCGGAGATGCAGCCGTTGCGGTTTGACTGTGCCGGGCCTAAAGAGCAAGAACAGTTTTATAATTTTTTACCACGAAGACACGAAGGGCACGAAGATGCCTGAGATTGCTACAGTCAGTTCGATTCTTGCCCGGCATGCGGCGGTTCCGGTTTGCGGGACCTTACGCGGGTGCATGGAGCATGTGAGATTTATGTCGCTGAAGCAGCGATGGGCCGATAGCTACAAGTTGAGCCTGGGCGATCCGAATGATCTGCCAAAGGTGATATGGGAGTATGTCAAACGGAGACGGCAATTTAATTGAACCACAAAAAAACTTTAGACAGGATAACTGGATAAAACAAAGATCAGGAAAAACCCTGTAATCCTGTCAAAAAAGCAAGCGAAGGGAATCGCGGAAGATGGAGCATATTGAAGTGAGCGACGATCATATACTATTACATCAGGTGATGGAAGATCATGGGATAAATGCTACCCAGCTTTCTTTTGGTGTCGGTCGAGCCGTCTCTACAGTGTATGCGTACATATCAGGGAGTAAGGGCGGGGCTCCGGTTACGATACCATCTATTATATGGCGGTGGCTCTATGGGCAAACGCGGGACGCCAGGATCGTCAAGCTCGTTACCGGCGATGTTCCGGTCATTACCGTACCGCTGATAACTAAGGCGGCGAAGGTCGATAAAGCTACCTTGATGGGCATGCTCGATGCCCGCGAAAAATCCCTGGAGTTTGAGCGGCGGATGATACGCGTCCTGAAGGACGGCAAGATAAACGAGCTTGATAGAAATGACATCGCCGCCTTAGAGAGAGAATTTCCGGCGATGATAACGGCACTGGCCGAGTTGTACCAGGCGGTGACGAACGAATACAATATATCGGTTTGTGTTTAGGGCGAAAAGGGAAAAGGAGTTTCTTATGGTTAGGCCTAATGGATTGGGCGGAGCGGTAACTGAAAGCTATACGGTCGATGACTGTATCTGTCCGGTGTGCAGCGAGCACTTTAACTCGCCGCTGGTCGGGGTCGA